CGCCGCGCAGGTTGGCGCCGCGCAGGTTGGCGCCGCGCAGGTTGGCGTCGCGCAGGTTGGCGTCGCACAGGTCGGCGCCGCACAGGTCGGCGCCGCGCAGGTTGGCGTTGCGCAGGTCGGCGTTGCGCAGGTCGGCGTCGCGCAGGTCGGCGTCGCACAGGTCGGCGTCGCGCAGGTCGGCGTCGCACAGGTTGGCGTAGCACAGGTCGGCGTCGCGCAGGTCGGCGTCGCGCAGGTCGGCACCGCCTTTCAAGGCCTCCAATACTGTTTTGGCGAGCGTATTGTCAACGCTCGAATACTCGAAAAGGATGGAACCTGTCCAGCGGTTCTTGATCGATATTTTAATTTCTTTGTTCATGGTTGTTGTGTCACATTGTTAAATACCAACGTATTTCCGACTGGAATTCCTCGATCGTCCGGCAGACGACGTGTCTGTTCCCGTTCGTGATTGCGAGTGAACGCCATTCGATTTGCGCGTCCGATAGGACGGAACGTCGGTCGGGAGTCTTCATTTCGATACATAGGGCGTTGAAGCCTCCACGTCCGAGCAGCAGGATAAGGTCGGTAACGCCTGCCGTTACGCCCTCGGCTTTCATTATCGCGGCTTCCGTGCGGCTCCGGGCGCCGCCGTTCGGTACGGCGAACAGGAGCTTCCCGATCTCCGGGTATTGGAGTCGAAACCAGCTGACGCACATTCGTTGCAGGTGTGATTCGATGTGTCGTGTCATGGTGATTATTATAACTCGCCCGGGATATTATACCGCGCCTTGTCTCCTTTGAGCACCCATCCGGGCTTCTCGGCCCCGCTAATGCGTATCGGAGCATAATCGTCCGTGCTGCCGCCGTTCCGGGCCACCTCATTGCACATCGCGGAATACGTCAGAATCCGACATTTCACATCGATGCCCAAGATGTCGGCGATCGTCAGCCGTTTGTACGCGAACGTGTCCAGCACCCTGTTCAGGGCATATTCCAGCCGCTTCCCGCTCATTCCCGTCTTCCCGATACGCTCGGCAAGGATAGAGAAGAATTCGCTCGACATATCTGGAAAACATACGGACAGCTTATGCACAACCGTGGCGATATGTGCTGCCGATGCCGGAGGCCCTGCAAGTACGGATACCTCCTCACTCCCACTCTTGGCGAGTGTGAGCGCGAGATATTCCCTCGGCGACGGCCCGAGCGAGCTCATCAGGGCCTGGGGGTTGATTCTTTGTACTTCGTCCATAGTCATTTGTCGTTTTCAGCGGGAATAACCCCGCCCAGTTATTTGCCATAGATTGTCGGATGATCTTACGGGCAATGTCCGGATCCTCGTTTGAAAGTTCCCGCAATTTGGAATAACAAGCCTTTAATCCTTGCTGCCGATAGCTCTGTCCGCGTTCAGACTTGTAAGCAAGCCATTCCGCCATCACTGGCTGGAACGAAGGTTCGACGAAGGATAGATCAGTCTCTTTTCTTTTGCCGCAACTTTTCTTTTTCTCTGGTCCGTTTTCTACGGATTCATCGTCAGAGTCAGGAGAGCCGATTTCCCCCTTAGGGGGATTATAGGGGGTACTACTATCCCTATCCTTTTCCTCTCCTATTATAGTCACTGATTGATCACTGATTGATCCATGATTGATCACTGATTGATCAGTGAATTTAGCTAAAATATTGTCTAATAGCTTCTTATCGATGTTTACATCGTCCAAATTAGGTCGATTGATTATTTGGTGACGGGAGAAAGTAGGAAGATAATAGAAACTCTCCGATTTGACGGAGAGAAGACTAATAAAACCGGTCTTCTCGAGCAACCCTAACCACGCCTCCAGTTGTTGGATCTGTATTCTGTCGTAAGGAAATATTTTTGATTTTAGCCAAACGGGATCGGCGATCACCACACCCAAATCGTCCGCAAAGGTCCAAAGACCTATATATAGCAGACGGGCGTCACGAGGGATTCGGCCTATTTTCGCGTCATCCCAAAATTGTGGCTTTATGGTTCGTATTCTTGCCATATCATAGCCATATTTGCTGGTGTTGCATCTCTCTTTCGATGAAGCCTATCCATTCTGCCTCGTAAGGCGCTGGCAGGTCTATCCCGGCCTCCGCGGCCGCCCAGTTGCGGAAACGCTCTATTGCCGTTGTCATTTCCCCGGTATCGAGGTCCCGGCTCGATCGGAGCCTTTCAATCTCTTTGTGCATCAGTTCGTCGAACTCGACACGCACGAACAACTCCGGATTGCAAAACCTCTTGAAATACTCCGTTTTCACGTACGACAGTGTGCATCCTGTCTGCATTGCGAACTCGCCGAGTATCACGTGCAAATAGCGGTTCTGCGGGGAAGTACGCCGGGGCTTGCGCTCCGAACACTCGACAACGGCCCGATGCGTCATCAGAGCGTTTGCACGTCGCTTGAAGCGCTCCCGGTCGATGTCGGTATTCAGATCGTAAACCATACGGCACTACATCAGAAAGGGAGGTCATCCACGTTCTCGGCGACCGGCAAATCAGCAACTTGATCGGGCGTCGGCTCCGCCGGGCGAAATACCACTGACTTACCCCGGCCTACATACACTCGTTTGTCCTTGCGCTCGCGCTCCTCCTTGGACTGACGCATGAACACACAGTGCGTGTTCTCGTACTGATCAGCCTCGCGGAGTTCCGAAACACAAATAGAAATGTACTTCTTGCCGTTTTCAGCAACGAAAATCTTGTCCCTGGGAATGTCGCTGACACACAACGACACATTGATAAGTTCTGCCATTATTCCTATTGTTTTTTGAAAGTTGTCTTAATTACTGTTTTGCTGCTCCGAGCCGGCGGGAACATCACCACGCCAGTATCGGGGTCTGCAACCCCGGATGACGGTATGTGCTTCAACATCGTTTCCCGTTCCTTGATGTCGGCTTTCAGGGCTTCCAGCATGGCGTACATATCCGCCAGCTTGCTATCGCCGCACATCGAATAATCGTATTTGACGCCGGATTCGCACTCTTCCAGCACACAGTCGCCGAACGTCTGCTTCTTACCGTATTTGGATAACTCCCGCAGCGTGATGTCTCGCACATCGACATTATCCTTGTAGAGGGCTATGGCCTTTTCCATACGGCTGATGTTGATATGGGCCGTGATCGGGTCTACCTCCCCGTTTACAACCGAGGAGATAGCCCGGGCGGCCAGCTCGGAGACAGACGCCGTTTCCCGAATCAATGTTACCGGTGTCTCCATATCACTTCGCATTTTTTCGTGCTTGACGGTATGATTCAAAGAGTGCCGAGAAGCGATCGACGACTTCCGCATCGGCATCGTATGATTTCAGCAATCGCGCTCCGGCGTCGAAATCCGCGGCATAGTTGGCCGTAGTGAGAAATCCATACATCCATTTCATCAGCTGGCCGCAGACGATGGCGTCGTCCAGCTGTTCCATCGTGATACGCTTGCGGGCCGGAGCAGTTGCCGGGACCGTGGACGGTTGTGCTGTTTTGGTACTTTGTGCCGCCGCCCGGTTGGCGTTCTCCGTGTGCCGCTCGTCCGTGTCCGCATCTTTCGTATCGTCGATGCAGAACAACCCGTTAAGGGCATATTTGCGGGCATAACTGGATGCTGTACCCGTGATCTGCGACCCGTCCATACCCTTCTTGTCGAGGTCCTCACGGGCAAAGGCCGTTGCCGTTTCAACCTCTCCGGCGGCGTTCGTAATGCGCGCCGTGGCTTTCACGTAGTAGCGATCCCCGACGGAAACGATGTCGTCACAGAGGTTCAAGACACATTCGTGTGCTTTGAGTATCGGTTTGACCGCTTCGAGAATATCCTCGCAGCTTCGATATTTGTATTTTCCGAAGCTGTTATACTGCCCTTTGGGGGCTTTCAATTCCGATTGGATGGCGATTAACTCTTTCATGGCTTAGTCTTCGATATAGGTTACTTCCGGTGCTGTAACTTTGGCATGATCGAGATTTCGCATGCAATCCCGTTTGGCTTTCTCGATTTCTTTGGCCGTCATGCGGCGGTTCTCCTCATGGCTGGTGATCAGCTTGCCAGTAGCACGGCTTCTGACTTCAATACGTGTTCTCATAATATTATAAGTTGTTTCGTTTTGCGTAATCGTTCATTCGTTTTGCCAGGCACGGACGGGAACAATCATAGATCGTGTCCCATACTTCTGTAACCGTGAACCCCTCATCGGGGGCGCTCAACAGATCGTCCCATAGGTAACGACGCTCCACGGTGATGTGAAATACACCCCAGTCCACTTCGAAGGTAAATCCGTCGACATCCCCGTAGGTATAATACCGGCCTCGATCTGAATCTTGGCCATCTCCGGGCGTCTTATGTTCGAAAAAAGCGGCGAACATTTTGAAGAGCAGCTTCATCGACTTGTCAGACAATGTGAATTCGTTAAGTGTCGGACGCTTTTTGACGTTGCCCGTAATATATTCGCTGGGAATGTCCACCAACTCCTCTGTAACCGGGAGGGCCGGGGATGTTGTTGTAATGTGATATTGCGCGTTCATGGCTAATCGAATTTTTCAAAGACACGGTTCAGAATAGCGTCTACGGTATCGTAGATGCGCTTGTCAGAGTAGACGACGCCGAAAACTGCGGCTATGGGCAACATCCACAGCAGCAAGGTTACAAGGCTTGCCATAATTCAGCGGTTTAATGTTTGACCTTTGGGAGGGAATACCCGGCTTACGAGTATGGTGCCGACAACGACAGTATAGGCCGGATACATAATGCGGAACCGAGCCAGGAAACAGCCAAGGGCGTGTTCCTCGCAGGCAGCGCGGATAACATCAGTGTAATCGACTTTGTCCGAAGAGAACATCGGTCGTGTTGCCTTGAGGTGGCAACGATAGAATACGGTGCGGCTTTTCTTTGCGCGCGGTGTGGTCTGGGTGTTATTTACCCGGGTACCACTTGTGTTGTTCTGTCGCATTTGTTGAACACAAGTTAGGTTAATGTATGGTATAAAAAGAGGGCGTGCCCCCTAATTCTTGCGACAGAACCACAACTACGTAGCGTAGAAGTGCAACGGGAACACGCCCAAAAGACGTTCGTATATTTCTAATGACTACGTAAAGTAGTTCTGTCGCAACAGCAAAGATAGAAAATCATTTCGAATCTGCAAAATTATTTGCCATCGGCATCGAAAAAAGGTATCGACGGCGTCTCCTTACGGGCGATTCGGTACATCATCTCAGCCTTTGCACCGTTAATGATCTTACCCGCAATGTTGGCAATCTCAGACGCCTCTTTGATCTCGATCTCTCGTGCCCGAAGCTCTGCATACACGCGGCCCAAATCGGCCGTCAATTCCCGGATGTTATTAATCTCTTTCATAGTTTTGTTGGTTTTTAATTTCTTGATATAACTTTAGTTGAATACGTTTGTAGTCAATTGTTTCGGGAGTGATAGGGAGGTTGCAGTGTTTTAATTGACCTATTAAATAACCGCCAGACAGTTCTTCGCGATACTTACGGCTATATTCCCGTATCTTTTCGGGATTGGCTGCGCGATACTTACGAGACTGCTCCCGGTATTTTTCGGGATTGGCTGCGTACCGCTTGCGGGACTGCTCCCGGTATTTTTCAGGATTAGCTGCGCGCCGCTTGCGGTCATTTTCCCGGACCCTTTCGAGATTGGCAGCGCGCCACTTGAGGACCAGCTCCGTATTGCATTGTTTGCAAATATGTTTACGGCCTAATGCGCTTGTCTTATTCTTTACAAACTCTTCCAGCGGCAATTCCTGCCCGCATTTGCGGCAGACGCAGGTAATAGTGTCCATAGTTGTTTCGATTTTAGTTATTCGTGGATAGGACGTCAGCCGACAATACTATACTATTGCGACGCAGGGAGGATTCGAACCTCCGACATCCACAGGCAGACACTCCGACGCGCCGGGATGTCTGCCAGTAGCGTACTACCGCTGTACTACTGCGTCAACCGTTGCTATTTCTTCGCTTCCAAGATAGGTAGATTAGCTTCCGTAGGAATATATACCACCTTGTTGGGGACATTATTCTGTTGGCGCACCCACAAATACTGAATGTAGGTCGGAGTGATCGATCCGTTCTCAATACGAATGGCTTCTGCCGCACCTTTTGCCCGCTCGATCTCGGCCTGTGCATTGAGTTTCTCGGCTTCCAGGTTGGCTTTCGCTTCCTCGATTTTGATACGTCGGTTTTGTTCGGCTTTGGCAAATTCAGCTTTGCCACTCATTTCTTGCTGCCATACGTTGTACGAAGGACAGCCCACCATACAAATGGCGATGATGCAGCAGGTAACTGCGACGATTGCGATCCAGCCGGTTGCATAATAAGTCGTTCCTACTGAATCCCACGGTCCCTTGTGTGTAAATAATTTCATAACCTTTATTATTTGAACCAGAATCGATTAAATCGGTTGTCTGCCAACTCAAAATCGCTGGTGTATTCACATAAAATATAAGCTATATATGCAGGAAACACAATGCAGACAACCAACCCCAAAATAGGAACCAGCGACATGATAAAGGCCAAGGCACACACTATTCGAGGCATTTTGGGAGTGAGACATTTTCGCATAAAGATAATCTCACCAACAACGAGAATTATCGGTAAAATGTAGAGTATAAAGAGGCGCATATTATTTCAGATTTAGCAACGGCGTAGCTCCGCCGCCTGTGTATTGAGGAAGTTTGCCGTCCCATTTTTGGATAGCATCTTGTTTTACCAGAAGCTCACTCAGGGAGGCGGCGACTGCGCGATTATAATAAGCCTCTCCGTCGCCTTTGATTTTCAGAGCTCGGGCCTCGCCTTCTGCTTTCGCAATCTCGATCTTCGCATTCGCTTCCGCTTCCTTGACTTTATTTTCGGCTTTTAAGGCATTTTGAACGGCTTCGTTCTTGGCATTGATGGCATCTTGGAGCGACTTGGGAGGAATGATATTAGACGTGAACTCTTCGACGATGAATCCCTCGGCGTTTAGCGATTTTTCCAGACGCTTGCGAACTTCGGCCTCGAATTCGCCTCGATTTGACATCAGGTAATCGGAAGTATAGGAGTTACCGCAGGTGCGATATGCTTCATAGATGCAGGTGCTAATATATCCTTCCTCAATCTCTGACAACGATTTTCGGTATTTGACGAATACATGAGTAGCCATATCCGGATTCAGACGATAGGCAATGGTCGGCTGCATCGTGAATATAGAAGCATCTTTGGCGTTTACCTTGAACTCGTCGTAGGTCTTACGCTGCACGAACGTTTCATATTCGAAGATGCGCTGGGTAAAGGGATTGTACCACACGAATCCTTTGCAGGTTCCGATCACACCGCCTTGTTCATCAACATTGGCGGCCCACTTTTTGAAGCGGATACCGACGCTTCCGCTGTCAATGGTAGTACATCCGACAGTCATGGCGGTGATAATGGACACCGCGGCCATCAATAATAATTTTTTCATAATAATTGGGTATTAGGGTTGATTATTTTAGATTCAATGCCATCCTCCGCGCCCTCTCGGCATTTTTGAGGTAGCGCGCCTTGTATTTCTCATTGGCTTTCTCCGGAGGAACCAGGATTACCGTGTTTCTATCGAGCCGTAAGGGCACGAGGTTCTTTTCTTTAATATCCTTGAAAATATCATTCATAATTACAAGAACTTATCACTTGTTGAGCTACCCGGATTCGAACCGGAAGCGCCACCTCCAAAGGGTGATGTGTTACCGTTACACCATAGCTCAATAAATGCCGGTCTTTCCCGGCTGTCAGATGCTTTCGTATAACCTGTCCGATAGAGTCAAGCGTCTGTTCCGCTTTGCCATTGCCGCGCAATCGGCAATAATCCATTGCGCTATCGTCGCTCTACTTGCATCACCAACAAAGGGGTTGCGGAGGGTGAGAGATTCGAACTCCCGAAGCGTTGCCGCTCGCCGGATTAGTAAGCCGGAGCCTTCAACCACTCGGCCAACCCTCCAAATATCGCCCGCGGGCCTCACGGATGGCGGGCGACGTGCAATGATGGATAAAGAAAGGAGGCGTTAATACGCCTTATTCTTTGACGAAACGCCCGCCGGCGCCGCGTTTACGCCGATATTTTTGTAATTCGGCCTCAGCGGCATAACGAATGTTCCGTTCTTCGGCGCACTTTTTCAGGAGGTCATTGCGGTCTTTTTCACCCGCGGTGAAACTCCGGCGAATGTCCGCATTTACGCGCTCCAGCCGTTCGATCTCCGCGCGGTATCGCTTCCGCGGAGTGAAGTCCATGCCCAGAAATTTCCGGGCCTTGAATGTCTCGGTTCTCATATTTGTGCAATTTCAGGGTTAACGACCATATGATACTCTTTGTAGCGGACAATACGCCCTCTGTCGGCATCGTGGCTGTAACACCAATCGCCGACGATGATGTAGCCTTTACGCCGGAGCCGCGTGACGATTTTTCGCAGCTCTGTCGTGCCGAACTTGCTCAACGCCTTGCACACCGTCAGCGTGCCGCCTCTTATGAAGTAGGCCAAAATACGGGCCTGTGGCTTTCTTGAATCTTTCTTCTTCATAGCCTTTAAATTTTAAGGTTCTTGTGCCCTGACGCCATCGAAGACAAGGCTCACCGAATAAATAGTGGTATACGCCAGCCGAAGCCGGTTATCTATTCGGTCGCCATCAGGGCATAAAAGCGGGATTGCGCAAATGACTACAAACTTAAATTGCAAATGGACAGAAAGAACGTGTGCACAAAACCCGCATTGGGGCCCGGATAGGTACATTCAAACCACACCGGGCATAATATGCATTCAATTTATCCCGGTGGTCCTCGCCGCTCATATCATCGCAGCTTCGGGCCCTATGCCAGTCTTTCGCGCATTCGGCTATTTGCCTCTGCGGGGCTATCACTTTGAGCCTTGCCCACGGCCCGCCGATGACGCTATTATCGGCCTAACGGATCGCTTTTGCCTTGCGGCTGGGGTTATTGCCAGCGATCAAACCCCTAACCCTTGCGGGATGCTATCTTGGGAGTGCGGCAGGATTCGAACCTGCGTAGATGGTACTTTGCTTCGCATCTCCTTCCGTTAGTTATGCGGAGGCATTGCCAACCTGCCACGCACTCCTTGTTGCTATTGTTGCTTCTCGAACTTTATAGAATCATCAGCGAATACAACTCGATTGTTATGGATATATCGTGCGATGCTTTTATCGCTGACTTGACATTCAATGGTCGGAGTAAGGATAATCATCGTCGAGGTTCCCCGGCTATCGGCGTTAATCGTCGAGGTTTCCCGGCTCCGGGCGTTGATCGTCGAGGTTCCCCAGCTCCGGGCGTTGATCGTCGAGGTTCCCCGGCTCTCGGCGTTGAATTCGCCTTCCGTAGTCAACAGGTAACCAACCCCTTCTTTAATTTCAACAGAAGTGTTGATCCATATTTTATGTTCGGCGAACTGATCCCGGTATGTCAAAAGAACATCGGCAAAATCGTAGAATTGACAACACCATGAGAAATTATCTTTAACGACTGCCATAACCGCCTCGGCACTTTCAGCCGCATAAAGACGCTTATATTCATGTTGGCAGGCCGAATGATTCTTTCCGAAAGACAGAAGGCTGTCTTTTACTTTTTGTAATTTGTTTCCATATTATAGTGTTGTTGGTTTAGTTCTCTATCAGCTCCTCCACCCGAAACCCGCGGCTTCGGCGGGGATTGCGCAACCTGCGACATTCGAAATCCGTACTGAACACCTCCACCGAGAACAGGCACAGCAGAACCGCGGCCCCGACGCGTCGGGTCATCTCGGACACGTTGAGCGTGATGCCGAAATTCTGCGTGAAATACCAGGTAACCAATGCCTGCAAGGTCCGCTTCGTCCCCGTCTTGTCGTAGATGCTCTGGAGGTGGTTCGCTACGCATTGGTAGATCACGTTCATCCGTTCTGCGATCTCGCGGGCCGAATAGCCCAGCACGACGAGGTTCATCACCTCACGCTCGCGTTTGCTCAGTATGGCGTCAGTTTTCATAGTCTTAGGCCAAGCCCCAGGGATCGGATACTCCCCATTTGGTAAATATCTGTTCGATCTTTTCCCGTTCTGTGGGCGTATGGTTCACATGGCCATATTTGCGATTGTGGAACGCTTTGTCGCATAGGCCGCCTTCTTTTAACGCCTGGCTGATCTCATCCATAGCAATGCTGGCGAGGTCCCGGCCTTTTCTCCGGGCGCGGATGATGTTGTAACCCTTTACAAAGGCACAACGCTCGATGTCTTCTTGTGAATGATTCATTGTTATTATTGTTTTTTTGTATATTTTTACATTTTAATAATCGGCAGGTAACTATACCTTTGCCGTGTATCACAATGCAAATATGTGCATATTATTTTAATTATGCAAATTTTATGCTCATATTTTACATTTTTTTTAATAGTCCCTTTGTATATGATTGATTTCAAACGTTTTCGAAAAGACAAAAGGTTAACACAGGCGGCACTCGCAAATATGTTGGGAATGGATCAAAGCCGCATTTCTCGAATGGAGAAGAACGGCGATGGATTTACGCCTGAGCATATGGACATATTATGCAGTCGATATGCCGACATTGACGATTACGTTATCGACGACTCCAATGTCGCCCCCGCTCCCACGGTTCCCACATTGCTGGCTTTGGTAGCCTCCCAGCAGCGCACCATCGAGAACCTTTCCGAAACCATAAAAAACCTAACATCAAAGAACCAGTAAAACCATGAAAGAATCCGACATGCCAATAGCGGATGAAATATTACAACGCCTCAAAAACCAATACGGAGGTATCACCGACGCGGAGATTGAAGAGCTAACGACCGATAACGCTCAAGCATACCGTATCTGTCGTTCTTTGTGCGACTCAGGAGTTGCTACGAAAGACAGCATCGGGCTGAGCGGCACGGGGAAGACTGCATTCGTAATATCGGAGGGTGGCGCGAAATATATCTACGAGCGAGAGCAAGAAGATATAAATACCCGCGCCCTCGAAAACGAAAGCCTCAAACTGTCTGTCGCCGAGATGAAGCGGAACAAGGTGGCATTTTGGCTGACAATATTAAACTCCATAATACTACTGCCTACCGTGTTTAAGATGGTCAAGGCGCTTATTCTGTATCTTTCTAATCTCTTTTAATACAGTCAAACGTCTACGCCGTATGCGCAGCGCGTCGAGCCTGAGCCATATTGCCGCTACCAATAATACGACATTTAGCACTTGCAAAATCGTTAATACAGTAATGGTTGTATCCATTCAAAGAACGTTTGTAAACCCTATTGGCACACTATTTTGCCCTTTCGGATTTGGTTGTTTCAATGTTTTTTATATATCTTTACATTGTTTTGTGGAGTATAACTCTGTACCTTTGCGGTGTAGTTCAATTCCACAATGCAAATATAAGGTTTGTATTGGATATATTCAATAGTTATTGAAATATATTTTATAATTATTTTTTATAATATCCCTCAGTTTTATAAAATGATTGATATAAAGAGACTTAAGGCTGAACTTGGGTTAAGTCAAAAAGAATTAGGCGCAATTATGGGGTTAAGACAGCCGCAGGTTTCTACCGTTTTATCTGGTAAAGGTTCGTTAAGGGAAGAACACATTATTAGATTAAAGCAAGCATTGGGCGATAAAATCAATAAATATATAACGGAACAATGCGACGCAACGCATTTAGATAACAACAGTATTAACCCAACAAACACACAGGCGAAGATGGATCCAATAACATCGGACTACATCAACACCCTGAAAGAGCAGCTTGTTGTAAAAGATGAACAAATCAAAGCTCTGCTTCGACAGCTGAATTCCAAGGGTGACGATGAAGTCCTCTCTCGACGGTTGGGTGCAGTCGAAAAAAAGCAGGATGAACTGACGGATAAACCGTGACGCGCTCGTCGTGCAGATTGCACCCGAAAGGAGGCGAACACCCTCCTTTCAAAATGGGCAATTTTGCAATGGGCTAAAAAATGTTCTTTTCAGATATATTAACGCATTGTGCGACAAATCATTGTATCGCAAAAAGCCGAGGGGAGGATGGATTTTTGAGGTGAAAATAACAGATACGGGCTTCCCCCATAAAACAAAGTGAAAAAGCCCCTCTCCGAGTATCCGGGGGGGGGCAAATTGTATAAACCAAAAATTAAACACCATGAAGAAACTTTTACTTACTATTTCTTTGGTTTTATTTGCGACCCCTATTTGGGCGCAAGTCGATAAAGAAGCTGATCAAAAACGATACGGGAAAGGGCAAATGCCGTTTAACGAAAAAGGCGAGGTCGTCTTTTCCAAAGTTGTTCACGAGGAAAGGCATGACAAGAAAGCTCTATATAATTCGGTAAAATTGTGCATAACGAATATATTTAATTCGGCAAAAGATGTCATCCAATTAGACGATCCCGACCAAGGAATTATTATTGTAAAAGGATATTCGGTTATCCCAACAAGGGCGGCAATGGGAATGATCGTGGATGCAAATATATACTACACACTTGACATAAGATGTAGAGATGGGCGTTATAAAATTGATATTCGACAAATTAAAGGACATTCTCCTGCTGGGATGACTAATGGTGTATATTTACCAGCGACAGATACCCCAGCAGAACTTCTCACTTATGACTTATGCTTTAAACAAAATGGTAAAATGAAAGCAATAGAAGGTTTTTACCGCCGGGCTATCATAGACTGCTGTAATCCTCTATTAGATCAGATTCAGAAAGATGTTCATAACAATTTAATTGCCAATCCTGATAACGATACAGAAGATTGGTAACCCACCCTCCCAACTCCCGGGCCACGAGCTCGGGGATTTTTTATACATATTGAACAATAAACCGCTTTAAAGTTGTTTTTCTCCCCGAGAAAAACACGGACATTTTGAACAATCTATCCCATTAAAACCCGGGCTATTCGCATCGGGTTTACGGTGGATGCATAGGCCTTCCTCCACGAACTGTGCGGCGGTCATCCGGCGGGATTTCAGAAACGCGCGCAACTCGTCTCGCAATTCCGGGGGGAGGCGCAAGCTTACAGTGACCGACGGCGCACTGCCTTTACATTTGCGCCCAGCGCCCGGGCGCGCACCGCCCCGTTTTGATGCATCCTTATTCATGTTGTGTGATTTTTTGAAGCAAGGCAACGGAATCGCGGGCCGACTGAATCGCGCTTGTAAATCGTTCCGTGGCCGCTTCACCGTTCATATCGACCATGCGTGACCGTTGCGACTTTGCCATCCGCAGGATGTCGTCAAGAGCGGCTATCTGATCGTCATACGGCTGACCGTCCCGTCGAACGGCTGATTCTTCGCCGTGTATGTAGGCTTTGAAAGCCTTCTTCATCAACGGCCGAAGTCTGTTGATATGCGCAACAGGCTCATGCAACATTCGCACGACCTCCAGCACGCACAATACATTTCCAATGATGGCAAAATAGTATCGGTTATCTATTTGCGATTCGGATAGACAGGCGATGCTCTGCTCGAACTCTGCACGGCGTGATTTGGGAAGTTTGTATACTCTGGCGATGAACCCGACCTCCCGATCGGTGCAGACGATGAAGTCGTCGGAAAAACGGGACGATTCCGAACGGCGACTTCTATCGATAATAAATGCGGGGTACTCTTTCATATTGAGCTATTTTGTAATTTCGCCACGAAGGCATTTGCCGCCTATGCAAACGACGGCGGATCCTTTACCGATGAACCGTCCGAGTTGCCGGCGCAGCTCATTGACATTAAGCGTCTTTTTCCCAATCTTAACCAGCCGGTCATCGGCCCTGTATGCATATACGCGCGACGAGAAGAAGATGTCCGTATTGATAAGCATATCACCTTTCGCGTTGGAGGCGTATTTACCGGCATCGGACAGTTTAATGGAGGAGATAGTTTCACCGGCTTCGGCTCGGTTCAGAAGCGAACGAATGGAAATAAATTGATTGTCGTCCATGTTTTCAAAATATTCGTTATTATGTGCCGTATTTTCAACAGCCTCTTCAGATTCGACCATAGCGATGAATTCAGCATCGGCTGTGTGCAGCTCATCGACTTTGTCCGTCGAAATCTTATTCGCCGCGAAAGCGATGCACCAACGCTGTTTTTCGGATAACGTGATAGCCTTGCCGACATTTATTGATTCGAGAACACGATTGCAGATGTCTACGACGAATCCTTCGCCATTCTTGGCGACGAGCTCGAGAACGATCATGGCTTCGTCCGAATATTCGAATTCGCCCATGCCGACGTAGTCGCCGTCTACCATGTTGAAGATGTTGATGGCCTTTCCCGATTCAATGGCTCCTTTGACGCGATCGTAAGAATTGATAAAGTTTTTCATAGTTGCCGCTTATGGCCCGTCGGCCTTGTTTAGTTGTTTTGGTATTGCAAATATAAGCATTTAATTTGAATACGCAAAACATTTTTTCAAAAAAAATCTGAAAATTTTTCGTCAAACTATTGCACAATGTGCCGAGGGTTCGCTCCTTTGCATCGTAAGCCTGTGATGAAGCAGGCCACGGACAAGAAAAGCGGCAACATCCGCGAGTCTTAACGACGAAAGGACACGTTGTTGGTAGTAGGTTTCCTGGGAACGAGGGTTTGTGGCTATTCATCCGGCCGCAGACCCTTTTTCTATGGCAAAGAGAACGGAAGGACCCAATAAGACACTCGACAGCAAGCCCGCCCGCAAAGTGGGCCGCCCTCGTGCATATACCCCCGAAGCTCTTGAAGTCAAGTTCGAGGAGTATGCAAAATGGGTGAAAGCGAATCCACGATACAGCAACAGGGTATTGGCCGACGGCTCTGTTATTCCCGTACCTTACGAACGACCGCTGACACTTGTAGGATTCTGCGTGTTCGCGGAGATTGTAGAGAATACTTTCCGGGAATACGAAAAGCAGGATGAATTTTTGAGCGTGTGTGCACGCGTGCGCGCGCGAATCGAATCCGATCAGTTGGAGGGGGCTATGTGTGAGCAGTATAACTCGACAATTGCATCGCGCGTTCTGCATCTTGCCGATCGCCAGGACGTGACCACCAACGGCAAGGACATTCAGCAAGTGCCGGCGATCTCTTTTACCGTAGACGAAGCCGCTGCTTCGATCATTCAGTCCATCGGGAAACAAACCATCAATTCTATTCATAAGGATGGAAATTGACGCACGGACATATCGGGGCAAGGTTTATAAGATCATGTGGTACTTTTTCCATAAGTATCGCAACACAGGTGTTGTCCTGCGTGTTTTCAACGAAGGAAGTTCTCGCTCTGGCAAAACATTCGACACGTTTGATTTCCTATACGATATATGCGCCATAGGAGATCGCGCCTATAAGATATATGTTTATCGAGCCACATTGCAAGACTGCAAGGAGAAGGCCCTCGACGATTTCAAGAAAAAGCTTATGGCACGGGGTATTTATGATCCCGACGGCATGCACAGCGAGAAGATTCTTCCCGAGTATCACATTGGCGATAGCATTATCCGTTTTCGCGGTCTCGACAAAATGGACGTGAAAGAGGGCCATGACTGCGACATCATCTATTTCAATGAGATGTTGGACGATATTTCAAAGGCCCAGTTCAACAACATCACGATGCGTTGCACCACGATGATCATCGGCGATTGGAACCCGAAATACACCGAACATTGGGTTTTCGAGATGGAGGGCCAGCCCGACACGATATTTACCAAAACAACCTACAAGGATAACCCATTCTGTCCCCCCAGCGTCCGACAAACTATCGAAAGCTACGAGCCCACTCCCGAGAACATTGCAGCGGGAACCGCAGACGATTTCCGATGGAAGGTTTACGGGCTTGGCGAGCGGGCCGCGCAAGAAGGTTTGGTATATCCAAATATTGACTGGATAGACGAATTCCCTGCCGATTTAGAATATACGGCATATGGTATTGACTTCGGATTTACCAACGATCCCACGGCTGTTATCCATGTAGGAGTTCGTGGCCGTGACCTTTTCCTGCATGAACTATTCTATTCACCCGTGGACGACCCCGACCTGCTTTATCAAATTGTAGCACCAATCATCGGTTCCGAAGGATACGCAATCGCCGATAGCGCGGACAAATACGCCAAGAACCCCGAGGGCATGGTCAGATCGCTTCAAATGCGTGGATTGAACGTCATAAAGGCGAAGAAATTTCAGGATAGCATTACTACGGGCATCTCCTATATGAAGAATTTCCACATCCATTGTGTCAAGACTAAAAACATGCGCAATGAGGCCAACACTTATGTATGGGATGCGGTAAATGGTATTACGATAAACAAACCCGTAGACAAGAATAATCACCTCTGGGACGCCGCTCGATACGTCGTAATGACGGTGTTCCGAAACTATATCGCAGCATGAAGTTCTTCGGATACAATGTCAATATCGCCAAATGCGGCAATGATAAAAACACTTTTCGGTCATTGAATATTAATGCCCGAGATGTATTGAATTTGTTCGGCAATCGCTCCGGCAACATTGACACTTCTACTCCCGAAGGACAGGCTGTAGCCTTTGCTTCATGTTCAATTTTGACATCCATAGTCGCCAAGAAAGTTTCGGCCATTGCAGACGCTCGCTATTGGGCACAGGATGACGACGGAAACGACGTTGAGCGCCCCGATGCTTTGGGCAAGATGCAAAAGCCGAATAAATATCAAACCCTATCGGAATTTGTATGCATGATTGAATTCTTCTCGCAGATATTCGGTAAGGCTTACATAGTCAAAATAGCTCCCGTTGGATTTGAGAATGATTTCGAACTATACGTCGTGCCTAATCCGATGGTCACAGAAAACGAACAAACCATTATAGAGGCGACATTCGCACCTTATGCAGACGTCAAAGATTATACTATAAGCCTTGGTAGCGGCTATCAAAAAATAATCGACAAAGAGGATATGTTTATCGTCAACGATGTGACATACTCACTTAACCAGATGGGCGGGGCTGTCTCCCGAATGGAGGCACTTCAATACCCAATCAACACTTTCATATCTTCTTATGACGCCGCGAATGAATTGTTGGTTAATAGAGGCATGCTTGGTATTATTTCGTTAATGTCGGAAGATCCGACAACTACATTATCGTCTCCGTTCACGAAAAAGGACAAGCAAGAACTTGAAGAGAGATTAAGTAAGTATGGAGTTGTCAAAGGCCGCCTCAAATACGCCATAACCGCCCTTAAGGCTTCGTATGTACCTATTTCATCGACTATCTCCGATCTGGGACTGACCGACATTCAGCGTAACTGCAAAAAAGATATTGCCTACACATATCAGGTTCCCAGCATTCTGCTCGATGTAGAGGGTAGCACCTATTCAAATTTCGGAGAGGCCAAACTCGAATTCTACACGAACGACATAATCCCTTCCGCCCGTAACATTATGTCTGTACTTAATAGAATATACGGGAATGAAGAATTTGCCATCAAACCTTTCTTCGATCACTTGGAGCTGTTTCAAGATGCCAAAAGGCAGCAGGCGGCCGGTATGGTTTCGCTTGTGTCGGCTCTCAACCAAGCCGTGCAATCGGGGCTTATGTCTTTGCCGGATGCTAAAAATGAACTTCAAAAGTACATGATATAATGGAAGACAGGATAAAATCATTCAAAGGGTCTATTGACGACATCAAGCGCGATCAAGGCATTGTGACCATCGCCATATCTAAATTTGATCAGGAAGACCACGCCGGAGACATCGTGCGCAAAGGTGCCTTTGCAAAGTCATTCGAAGATATGTCACGAATCAAACATTGCATTGACCACAAACAAGACCTCGATCATGTAGTAGGAACTCCCCGAAAAGCGTGGGAATCGGACGAATATGCCCTCGTGGAAAGCAAGTTGATTCTCGGCAAAACTGCCGGGCATGACGCATTCGAATATTACAAGCATTGCGCCGACGAAGGTCGACAAGTGGAGCATTCATATTGCTATCGCGTACTTCGGAAAAATCATAACGACAACATTGCAGGCGACGACATCGCGGAGTTGCAGTTAAAATACGAGTACAGCACCGTGTTTGCCGGGTGCAATCCATTTACCCCGGCCCTTGATGTCAAGGGATTGAAAACCATCGATGACATCATTGCATATCAAGAACAACTGAACAACCTCCTTCGTAAATGCGACTTCTCGGACGAAGGCGGCCGAAAAATCGAATGCCTCATAAAAAAGATTGAGGAAGGTCTTGCAGAGGCTCACAGGCAGGCTCCTTATGATAGTGTCACCGCCAAAGGTATTATTGAAGTTTTACGCAATTCATTTACAAACTATTAAAAAAGGAAATTATGAACGAAGAACTGAAAAAAGAGTTGGAGCAGTTCGCTGACGAAGTAAAGAGCGGGATGGTTGCCGCCGATGAGTTCGCAGCAAAATATAAAGCTCTCAACGAAAAGATCGAATCGCTTCCGGACGCTAAAAGCGTACAAGAGCTCCGAGACGCCTTGAAAGCACAAGGAGAGGCTCTTGCCATGCTTAAAAACGCAGGTAGCAAGTCCGGCGAATCGTTGAATGCCCAGATCAAGGCATTCATCGAGAATAAGGACAACATCGACGCCGTAATGAAGGGGCAATCGGCAGGAGCAGAGCTTAAACTCAAAGACGCCGCGCTGATGACGACGACCAACGCCAAACCGGCTATCGACATCTGGAATGTCGAAATTGACCGCACCATCCACTCGGCGCCCAGCGAACCCGATGCGATCTATTCACGTCTTGTGAAAGGGTCTACGTCATCGCCCAACATCGTATGGGTTAACCGTGTAGATGGTGAAGGAGGTGCGGCATTCATCGCCGAAGGCGCCCTCAAGCCCTTGAAAGACTGGGAATATGAAACCGAAACATCGACGGCCAAGAAAGTTGCTGTTTCGTGCAAGGTTTCTACCGAGATGCTGACAGACGCACCCTTCATGCGCAGCGAGATCGACCGCCTCCTCCGTCAGGACCTGATGTCAGTCGTCAACGAAAAGGTTCTTACCGGCTCTGGATCAGGTGCCGAGATCAAAGGCGTAACCGTTGGCGCCGCAGGATATACCCTTTCAGACCTCGACGACAAGGTAGAGATGCCCAACTATGCCGATGCCATCCGCGCCGCGGTTCTGCAACTTCGGATGCTCAACTTCCGGCCCGATACGCTATTCGTCAATCCCGTGGACAACGCTATGATCGACTTGACGAAGGACACCACGGGGCACTATCTCACTACTGAAATGAAATCCCTGATTTCCGGAATCGCCATCGTAGAAACAGCCAATATCGCAAAAGGCAAATTCCTGCTGATGGATACATCTCGCTGGATGCTCCGTGTCTACGAAAACCTGCGCCTGGAATACGGGTTGGAAAATGACGACTTCCGCAAGAACCTCGTGACGGTCATCGCCGAGATGCGACTGCACTCCTATCAGAACTCTATCGACGCCGGATCACTGGTGTATGCGGACTTTGCAACCGTTCTGGCTGCCATCGAGAAGCCCGCATCTCCTGCGGCATAATTAACAAACATTCAAAACGTTATATATCATGGGAAAAACAGAAAAGATCAAACTGGACGAAAGAGTAAAGATCGTGGGGACCGGAGCGAGCAAATTCATGCCGAAGGGGGCTACCTATGAGGTGCATCCTCGGCATGCACGTAAACTCGTCGATGCAGGTAAAGCGACCTGCCCCGGAGGACTTCCTAAATTCGACAAATAAGCGCAAGACAGAGAGGCGCCATTAGGCGCCTCTCTGTTAATTACCGTTATGATCATAGACGAACGATACTTTACATATCCCGAGACATATATTGCGGGAATAGAGACTAAAAGAGACGGTAAACCCGCCGGACCTGCCCCCAAAATCATAAGCGACATCCAGGCATATATCGCCAAATACGAACCTCGGTTTCTGCGAATGCTTCTGGGGTCAGATGTCGCCGACAATATTGAGGATTACCCTGCTATTGTGGCGCTGCTGGCTCAACCGGACAAGGGGACATCCGTAATTGCCAAGTATATCTATTTCTACTACTCGCGCGACCATATGACATTCAACACCGTTGCCGGGGAAAAGTTGAAGAACACCGAAAGCAGTACCCGGACATCCCCGATGCATCGGCTCGTTCGCGTGTGGAACGATATGGTAGACGAATGCCGAGAGATCATCCGCATCGTTGACAATGTTAAGCTGTGCCCGGACTTTTACGCAGAAATATTCGAACCAATCAATATTTACAACCTATGAAGATAACCCCTAAAGATACGGTTAGCGATATTGTGATGCGCAACCAGGCATTATTCAGCATGGGCGCCGAACATATCGTCAAAACCATCCAAGACCTGCCAGAACCCGAGTTTGTGCCTATAAAACGCCGAATGTGGTTCGACAAACGTCTGCCCGTTCGGGACATCGCCGGGATCACGATGGGTGAACTAGACGCCATCGAAGCTCGGAAACCATCGTACGAATACTTCTGTACTGCCCTCGGCGTGATGCTCGGGCTCGTGAAGTTCAACCGCATAGGCGTTGACGATAATCCGGATTGGAACGCGGGGTTCAGCATAGACGAGGAGCAAATCGGACGCCTCCGGTTCATCCGTGCCCAGCGCTATTTCATTGCCATACAGAAAGGGTTGGAAGGTATAGGAAAATCGTGGAAAAAGCTGGAAATGCCCCTCACGGCCGCCGAGATGAAAGCGCGTGTCAAGCGACCCAATCGCGGTCTTGTTGCCGTCTGCCGCAAATACTGCCAGATAATGAACGGCGCCGTAGATATGAATAAAGCATGGAATACGCCGTGGGCGACAGTATACGAAGCATTCGAGGCATGCAAGTGCGACAACCTGGAACAGCGAGCCATCTATGAAGCGAACAAATCTAACGGGAGACGGAGACGATGAAAAAAAGCATTAACGAGATATTCAGAGAGTGTGCCAAGGCGGACGGGATGTGCACCTGCATGTACGCACGAATTGCCGAAGCGAACTACTTGATGGACGATGTCAAGCAGTATCCCGTATTGCTTCGCCAGTTCAACGAAACGATTTCAGAAACGAAATTGTCGGTCACTCGGCGCCGCACAACTACGCTCTACTTCTGCGATGCGCTCGGAAAAGCGGAGCCGGACACGGAGACCGAGGTGCAGCCTATTGTCGAAAAAATGGAAGAACGGGCATTCGCATTTATCAATCGGCTACGGTCAATGGGCCTCGAAGTAGAACTCGTATCCAATGCAACGCCTTTCTACGGAAAATTCGATGCATTGGTGGCGGGAGTGACATTAAGTGCCACTATGACATACAATATATGCTAATATGCCAACTATCAGGCAAATAGAGGAAATATTTAGCCCCGAGCTGATCATCGCCATCTGTGAAGACGAGTTCGGTCCGCTCGCCGAGCAGATCGCCTTCAATATAATGACCAAGAGAACCAACAGCGGCGCCGATGTCAACGCTTTGGGGCTTCCGGAAGAAACGACCGGCGCAACGTCTGAAAGCCTTAAAACCATCCATGAAGCTACGAACGGTGGACTTACGGTCTCATTTGTCGGGCGCAAAGGCATCAAGAATATCGACGAAGGAAGTTCCCCACAGGATGTGCAGGAGGAGTTCGGCAGCTTCGAGGCATTCCGGAACGCAATAGAGCGGTGGGCGAGGGTTAAAGAATCGAGATGGAACCTTGACCCAAGATCGATAAACGCATATGGCGTTGCTTCAAGCGTCTGGGATCACGGGAGCGTGCTTTATCAAGAGGGCGGAGGAACGGAGATAATGAAAGACTTACTGCCCGAAGTTGTCGATAGAATCAGCGAAAAAATAACAGAGGAACTCGATACATCCATTTATCAACTATTAGATGCGACGATAGAATTATGATATTGCACACAAATGACGTATTCAAGGTAACCCGCCCAGAGGATATCTTCGAGACCCGGGGCCGTTTTGCGTATTTTCGGGTTGAACTGCTCTCCCAAAAGGGGAATACAGACGTGTCCCTCAAATTGATAGGAGGGTCCGATTGGACATTCACTCGGTCTATCACCTTGACACGCAAAACTAACGACAAAGGTGTGGCGGTATTCCCTGTTGGGCAAATATGCGAAAGTCTGATACAAGGGACCAAATCGAATTCAATCACCTATGTAATTACTACCTCCGAATATTACCATGTTGGACCGGCTCTTTACGCAGTCCCAGGCTTTGCAGACCGGGAGATTCTCCCCGGATGGGGAGATGGGGAAAATATTTCACAATTCTATCCCGCTGCCCCCTGCATTGTGGTCTATCCGAACGCAGGATTCGAGCAGTCGCTATTTTTCCCGAAACAAACGGGCGAGCTTTTCGTGCTTACGCCCTCCTCGACAACAACAGAGGAATACATCGGATATTCGACATTTTCTCCCATCATCCCGTTTGATCCGGCAAAAATCCCATCTGAAGACCTTGGCAAGCCGCTCGCCGTGGGAGCCACCCCGACAGACTATAATGCGGAGATTCGAACCTACTACGACTATTGCACCAAGGGGATATTTTTGAAATGGACGGATGCTGCCGGTATCCCCTATTTATACCGATGGACGCAGGAATCTAAAACCGACGAAATGTCTGTGGAATCTACCTATTATCAACTCGACGATACGATGACACCTCGCGACGTGCAGAACAAGACGCTGGCCAAACGCTATACCTTGCATAGTCGCATTGTTGAAAGGGATGTTTTCAACTTGTGCCGCACGATCCTCGGATGTCAGGATTTGTTTATGTACGACCCGGATGCGGGCAATTGGGTGCGTTTCATGGTTGAAGATTCGGAATCCGAAGACACGGGCGCGCCGATGCAAGATTTGGTCGTTGAAATAGTAAGATACGAATATCTATGACAACCTACGAACTATACATCAACGATATTCTGTGCGACCTTTCTAGCGACGAGGTCGTAACCCTGCTCTATCAAAGCCCAATATTTTCGAGCCTCGACAGCATCCAGTCGAACCGCTCCTACAATATTGCGCTGCCGCCTACGCCTGCCAATATGCGGGCTATAGGTCAGACAGCCCGCCCGGATGTGGATGCTGACGCTCCGTATGTACGCCTTCCGGCGATGTTGTATCAGGACGGGGTGCCGCTGTTCACGCAGGGATTTGCCGTGGTTACGGATATTGCGGACACGATCAATGTAACGCTTACGTGGGGCAACGTGGATAACTTTCAGCCTCTGTTTGATAACGGCCTGCCGGATTTGGGGCCGCAACTGGAAGAACTCGAAGCGGAGCGCATCGACTGGAACGAAAACACGACCATTTTAGAAGGAAATACGACCAATGAATACCCCGGTGTAGCGTTTTGGGGCGTGAATTTCGGAATGGGACTGTCGAACCCCAAGTATTTGCATCCGTCCGTGCAGGTTGAAACAATTCTTTCGGCTATCGAAAAGTATAACGGAATTGCCATCGACGGGAAGGATCGGTTGGCTTACAGCAAGAATCTTGGGCCTATTATCCCGCTTGTGTCGAAAAACGGGGACCCTGGATATAATTATGCGTTAAGAGCTCGCAGTATGACTTTGGACGTAAACACTATACATGGTAGCGTTGGTTTACCTAATACGATATGGGCGAACAAAGGTCGTAGCGGCGATGATGTAGATCAAGCGAACATCTACAAAACAAAAGAAAATCGAATGATTATTGATGTTTCAAACGTAAATAGTATACGATTTGAGGCACAAAATATTGGCGTTCAAGATGGTGCATTATCAGAAAATGATCCTCGTTTCCAAATTGTAGCAGGCAAAGAATACGATAGCTTTAATGATTATGTTGTAATATATGATGTAGAGGCTAAATATATAATGGGCCCAATAGATCAGATATTTGATGTAACAAAGTATGATTATATCGCCATTCGCATAACCAGATATGAATGGCAGTCCAATGCCCAATCAATAAACAGCATTGTCGGAAGTATTTATATTTGGGGAAATTATGATAATATAAAAGTTATATTTCCCGGACCTTTCCCCATCGCTCCCAACCTACCCGACATCTCGCAAGGCGATTTTATCCTCGCCCTAATGTCTATGAACGGGTTATTCGCCTATGCGGACAAGGACAGCCCTAACACGATCAAGCTGATAAGCATCGATGACATAATCGCCAATGTTCAGAATAACGACATCATCGACTGGAGCGACCGGGTTATCCTGAACGATCTGCACCGAGTCGATATGCCCGATGCCTCGGCTTTCACCATTGACGACCTTGCCCAAAGCAACATCCTCGACTACGACAACGACGACGATGTAAAGACCGACACATACGGAACCATCACGATCCGAAACGAGAACATCGAGAAAGAAACGGAGTTGGTGTCGCTGCCTTTCTCTGCATCTGAAAATGCAACGACGGGCGGGGTTAATTGCGCCGTTGTCCCGATATACGAGGATCACAGTACAGAAGACAAGGAGAATATCACTTATTCGGAGTGTTCGCCACGGATATTATCGGGGCGGGGAGCGTTTATGTCGGGCATTGCCCGATGTATTGGCGTATTCGATCCGTGGATGAAGTTCGGCGGCGAGGAAGGCATTGTAAAGACCCGATACGCTTCCTACCAGAAAGTCGTGGACCGTCTGCGGATCATCACCATTCGGGCAAAACTCACAGCTCTCGATCTCTACAACCTCGACTACACAAAGCCGGTGTATATAGCCCAATTCGGGCAGATATTCGCCATATATTCGGTAGAAACAGGCGAAAACGACATCTGCGACTGCCAACTGCTGAAACTGAAAGTGGACGGAGTGGTGGCAGTAACGTATTATCTGCGCTTGAACGGCAAGAATGAAGACAGCCAATGGGTTGCAGAAGCGGACGGCAAGAACGGCACAGCGTATACCATAACATCGAACGGAACGCCCTATATCGTCGATTACGATTCCCGCCTTTATGTCGATCTGTACGAGGAGGACGGCGATCTGTATCTGTCTATCTCCGCCCCCAAAAACGCCGGAACCGAGGAAATTAATTACAACCCTGTCATTCTGGGAATTCAGGAGAACGACGCCGTGCGCCGGCAGGTGGCAGTATCCCAGAAAGCAAAGTCGGCTTAATTTATTAACCATTTAACCCATATGAAGAAATATGGCACAGGACACTATCGACAAGATTATTAATATCCAGTTCAGATACTCGGATTTAATTAAAGGGTGGGAGGCCGCCTCGACAGCTATTGACACCGCAAAAGCCAAGCTGCAAAAATTCAAGGAAGCAGGTGATTCCGAGGGTGTTGCCAAGCAAACGCAAATTATCAAAGCGTTGCGTACCGAGATGTCGGCCTATACCCGAGAGATTCAAGCCAATATCCGCGAAGAGGTTAAACTGAATGGCAGCGTCGAAAATTTACGAGCCGGTATTCAGAAATTAACAGCTCAATACAATAAATTAGGCCGAGAGGAACGGAACAATGCGAAAATCGGAGGAGAATTAAGCGCAAAAATCCGAGAAATGCAGACCGAACTGAACGAAGCAAACGCTTCGTTGCTAAACTTTCGAGATAATGTCGGTAACTATGCGAGTGCGGCAAAAGGTTTTACTCCGCTTGCATTCCAAGTACAGCAACTCGCCCGGGAACTTCCGTCGCTCACGATGTCCGTCCAGCAGTTTTTTCTGGCGATTTCCAATAACCTGCCGATGCTTGCCGATGAACTGACCCGGGCAAGGATGGCCAACAAAGCGTTGCGAGCCGAGGGGAAAGCGACTATCCCGGTGTTCCGGCAGGTTATTTCGTCCATCTTTTCCTGGCAGACGGCTTTGGTCGTGGGCATTACTCTGCTGACGGCCTACGGTAAAGAGCTTGGAACGTGGATAAAGGGATTGTTTACGGCTAAAGAAGCTATCACAGCGGCCGAATATGCGCAAAAGCAATTAAATACAGCCCAGCTGGAAGGTAGAAATGCGGCTCAGGCAGAGGTGGTAAACTTACAAATACTCTACAATGCAACCCAAAATACAGCATTGGCCTACAAAGACAGGCTAAATGCTGTAAAAGAGTTGCAAAAACAATACCCGGCCTATTTCGGGAACATGTCGCAAGAGAAGATATTAGCCGGAGAATTGAGCGAAACCTACGAAATGCTCGTCCGAAATATCATGGCAAAAGCGCAAGCAGAGGCCGCGCAAAACCAAATCGTGACTAACCTGGAGAAAAAGAATACCATAGAGCAGATCCAGGCGTATCAAAATTTGACCCGCGTAATGGCTGACTATAATAGACTTAAAGCCGAGGGCGCCGATGATAAAATGCTCGAAGGATACGCCAAAGCGGCATACGCGCTACGGAAGGAGGTAGATTCCGAGTTAAAGAAAATGAACGAAGATTTATATAACGAAGTTCGTGACAATAGCAATAGTTACCAAGAATACATTAACAACCTCAATGCAGCAAACAGCAAGCTTGTTAAAGTTGCTACCGATAATCTTCTGGTCTTCCAAAATACACAAAAAGAGGTGATCAAGTCATCAAATAAAATAATATCCCTTGAAGAATTACAAGCAAAAATGCAGGGAAAGAATCTCCAGAAATACACCAAAACTATATCCGATTGGAGAACGGCATTAGGTCGGGAGGTCGCCAAAATGGAGCTGGATATAGAGAAAGCTATGAAGGAAGCAGACAAAAGCATAGCTGATAGCTTCAAAAAACAAGTGCAAGATCAAGAACTGAAATTTAGGAGCCGCATCAATGAAGCCCAAATAGAGGGCGGTGATCTGGGTGCAGCTCGTGAGATGTTGGAAATATACAAAGAGCAGATTGTGCAAATCAACAAACTGGAGGATGCGTATCGGGCGGCAGGTTATACAGATGAACAGATACAGGCCGAGCGCATCAAAGCCCGAAGAGGTGTTCAGCAAGCAGAACAAAATATCGCTGACATTCAGCTTAAAACCACCCGGCAAGCCTTGGGGGCTGCCGTGCAGGTAGCCGGAGGCTTTTCTGCAATGTTTGATGCGCTGGGCGGAGAAGGAGAGCGTTATGCCGAGTTTTCGAAAGCATTGGCCATATTCGAGGTTACATTACAGCAGGCACAAGCTATTGCGGGAGCTGTCGCCAATGCCGCTAAATATTCTATTCCGTGGTTGCTCCCCGTACAGATTGCAAGCAGTATTGCTGCGGTAGTTGCGGCCATTGCACAGGCTACACAAGCTACGGATTCGGCACAAACGCCTAAATACGCCTCCGGCGGTCTTGTCACAGGGCCGGGCACCGGAACTTCGGACAGCATCCCCGCAATGTTATCTAACGGCGAAGCCGTGATGACGGCCCAGGCTGTCAACGACTGGGGCGCAATGCTCTCAGCCATGAACGTGGTAAGCGGTGGAAACGCCATCCAAGTATCGAATCTTCCCCAGCGCAACGACGGAATGAAGGGGATGGAGCGCATGATGGAACGGGCCCTGATGAATATGCCGGCGCCCATTGTTTCGGTGGTTGACATCAACAAGGGGCAGAAGCGGGTCAAGGTTCAAAACAGCCTCGGAAAATTGGGGCGAAAAAAATACAAATAATTATTGCACAACGTGCCGAAGGTTTACACCTTTGTCACGAACGCTTATGAAGATATAAGCCGCGGAATCATGTACGAAATAACACCTACATATCACCACCCTGTAGTGGCCGAATCTGCCATAAGCGCGAGTGCTTTGTCTAACTTAACACATCAAACTAATGGCAGTACAAACATGCACCACTACGCTCGGGCGGGACATTCTCAACGACTGCAACGAGCCCCACGCAAAAGGCGTGGAAAAGTTTTTCTATTTCATCTCCCGGGATGCTATCGACTGGGACAAATCCACACGCGAAGGCTTCGTGATTACCAACTTGGTGGCCCTGACTGGCAAGCGGGGTTACAAGGTCCGGAACCCGTCGAATGAAACCCCGGCAATCACCATCACAGACCAAAACCCGAGCATCGACGCCGCATGGGACAAGGTTCTCCCCGTTACCCTTTTGGCTGACAGCCCGGAGAATGCCGCCGCAGTTCTCGGATTGAAGCAGGACAAATATGTCTGCATCTACGAGAACATGGAGAAAGGCGACGCGGGCAAACAGGCGTTCGGCGTCATCGGCTGGGAGCAGGGCGCGACTGGTGTAGATCTGAATATGGACAAGAGCGGAGATGTCGGCGGATGGACCGGCAATATCACCGAAACCGGGGCCCCTACTCCTAATCTGTTCTTCTACAAGACGGACTACGCAACGACGAAGGCGGCGCTCGAATCGCTGTGTTCGGCAGCGGCCTAATCATGCAGACGCAGGAATGGTATAGAGAGAGGGTTTCGGCCCCCTCTCTATCCGATGCCGACAAGTCTGTTATCAGGGCAGATTGGAAGCAGGTCACGGGCAAGGATTTCACCGCATCATTCAACGCCCGGTGCCCGAACTGTCATCACGATGCGGCAATACTAATTTTACGGACTATGGACAAGCAGGAAAACGGCGGATACATTCTTAAGAGGGGTGTCGCTTTCAGATACAAAGGCAAAGTATATACCGCCGACAATATCACATCTCCGGCCGCTGAATGGTATATCTCGCAAGACCTGAAGCACCGAGACGATTTTGAAGTCCTTGCAAAGGATTACGACGAGTACGAGATAGTATCTTTCAATCGCAAAGAGGAATAATATGGCTGACGACAATATTCGCCACGTCAATTATGCCAGTGATTTCCGAGTGGTGTTTTCATTTCCAGACGGCCAACTCCCGGATTACCCTTGGCACATCGAGCTAAAGACATCGGACACCCCGGCGTATAATACTTATGTGGCCTCGTTTGACGGGTCAGTTTACAGGCGGTGCGTGCCACTTGAAGATAATTCAATTCTGGTGCTTGTAGACCGTCATCATCTCGCGCCCGGCATCCTGTGCTACCAGATGAAGCGAGATGTCCCTGACAGTCTATTCCCCGACGGTGAAATGAACATCACAACGCCGGGATGCGCCAGTATTGAGTTATGGGATGGCCCGTCAGAAGAATTATCCATCGAGCAAATCAATACGATCATTGCTACACTCAAAGGCGACCCTGGCGATGCCGGGCAAATTGAGAGCATGACTGCCTCTGTTGACGGAACGACTGGGGTTCCCAATGTAGAAGTCGATTTGGGAGGAACCCCCGAAAAGCGGACCATCTCTCTCAAATTCTCGGGCCTCAAAGGCGAAACACCGAAGATTACTGCTGACGAACAAGGCAACATCTATTCCGACGGAGATTTGGTGACGGGCGTTGTGGCGGAGGCCGTCGTTAAAGCCGACACCGCGTCTGCCAACGCCGACCAGCAGGCCGCGCGTGCGAAATCTCTTGCGGACCACCCTCCGAAGATCGTAACGGTCGACGATACGAATTACTGGGCCTTCTGGGATGAAGCGACCAAAGACTATATCACCTCGTCCGTCCGCTCGGATGGCGGTCCGATCTTCGCCACGTTCGACATTGATCCGGCGACAATGCTCCTGGGTGTGAATTACCAGTCCGGCTACGGCCACGGTTCCGAGTTCGAACTCAAGGATGATGGGCATTTGTATTACGAAATTAACGACTGGCAGATATGGCAAAGACAAATTTAGGGAAAGTGGGCCTTACGCCCAAAAAGGCGTATTCGGCGAGCATTACATACGAGCGCTTGGACTTCGTAACAACCGGTGATTCGTCCTACGTTTCACTCCAAGACAATAACCTCGGACACCCGGTGACGGATGGGGCTTGGTGGCAGGTTTTGGCCTCCGGGGCCGCTTCGACGGATGCCGCAACAGCCGCCCTCGACGCTGCGGCCGCAGCTCTCGAAGCCGCCGCTGCGGCCGCCCCTGTTGTGGTCAATGTCGAGGGAGCTGCAGCCGCTATCGACGTTCAACCGAACCACATTTACAAATGCGGAGAGTTGACATCGTTAAATATTCGCTCTGTTGCAGATTCCCCGCAGATCGCCGAGGTTATCTTCACCTCGGGGGCCACGGCTACCGAACTAACCATGCCCAATACTTTGGCGGACAATGTAACAGGCTGGAAAATACCGCAGGCAAACAAGACCTACAAAATCTTCTTCCAGTCGAACACGGCGACCATATCCTATTAGACCATGAACACGCTTCTTTTAGAACATTTCGCCGCCGTTTCGAAGATCGCCGCCTACCGCCAGTCGCGCGAGCAGCAGGTGGGGGTGAATTGCACGAAAGGGTATCTTGAATCGATGGATGCCGGGCTATCGTTCGACGGTCCGCGAACTCTTGAGTGTTTTTTCAAGTACATCTCCAGCGATAAAATGCAAGTGATAGCCGGGTTTGGCATTTTCATGCTTGAAATTCAAATCCTGACGACAAATCAGCTTCGCGTCTATTGCGGGGGCGGAAACGCGACGGTAGACATTATTCCAGGGAATAGCTATCTTGTTGATGTTGCCTACGACGGTACTACGGCGATATGCTATCTGAATGGGACAGAAGCCGCACGATTCCCGGTTACTGGATACAAGGTCATGGATTCATTCAGGACCGGCAGCAATACATATATCCCCCAAGGCTCGCTCGTATTTTGCCGCCACTACAACTACGCCCTTTCCGCGGAAGAAGTAGCCGCACACTACAACGACGGTGATCCCGCTGGATACATCTTGCCGAGGAACCTTAAGAATATCAAGGATGTGGGGTTCACTCCTAAAACGTTCGAATTTGATATGGATAGCCGATATTATCAGCGCATTTTAGAATCGGACGAATTGGAGTCGGGGAGAAGATATCGGGTGGATTATGTCGTGGAAGAATGGGATATTGCCCCCGCTGTCATGGTTACTTGTGGTATAAGCTGTGGTGTGAAAGCCGTTGCTGGTAATCAATATTGGAATAATCTTTCTGAGGCTAAATTAGGTGAAAATCAATATGTTGTTGTAGACACGAGAAAAACAGGCATTCCGTTTATGCATGTTTACGGATCGGACCCTGCATACCCACATACTTCCCGCCGGTTGAAAGTAACGGTTCACTCTGTCAAGATGCTCGGCTGCGTCGCCGAGTATTTGCCGAAGAATCTTGTAGCGGATAATAACGGCATCGCCTCGTTCTGGCTCGATAGCGCCAAGCAGCGACCACTGAACGACGAATACCTGCCGCCGCTATTGCAAAGTGACGGAGGATATGATTTGACTGCGTCCGGAACGCCGGAAATAATCATCAAATAACGAACTATGAACAACTACGCAAAACTGATCGACGGGCGTCTGGAGTACGCCCCTACAGCAATCCGGACCGACGAAGGGCTTGTTTGCAATCCGCGGCCGGACAAACTGATCCCGCTGGGATACAAAGAGGTGGTTTGGGACGAGCAGCCGGAACCGTCCGACCCACCGAAGCATTACCGGGAGGTCTACACAGAGGAGGCCTACCGTATCCGGGTCGGCTGGGAGGAATACACGCCCGAACCGGAACCGACGCCGAATCCCGAACAACTCCGAGAGGCCGCCTACCGTGCCGAGGCGGACCAATACCTGATGGCCTACGAGGGCTATCTGGCCGAGGGCAAGATACTCGAAGCCGACGAGCAGAAGGCACTCTATCTTGCCAAGAAGGCCGAGATCAGAGAGCGATTCCCTGATAAGTAACCTGTCGGCCTAACTCTCAAAATACCGCAAATATATGAAAAGACTTATCAACAAACTCGTCGGATCGCTCAACGCCATTGCCAAGGACAAATACCAACACTTCGCAGTCGGGGCGGTCATCGCCTCCGCGGCGTTGATCGTGGCCGTGCCGTTGGGCGCCTGGTGGCAGTGGCTGCCTTTGCTGGTGTCGATGATCGCCGTCTTGACGGCCGCCGTTGTCAAGGAGCGCAAAATCGACCCGAAAGCCGACATGCAGGACATTCTATGGACGCTCGCAGGAGGAGGTATGGTGTGGCTGGAGTTCATCGTGTTTACCCTAACTGCGAGATAAGATGGACTGGACTACGATCATCATTTCCTTGGGCGGGGCGTTGTTGACTGGCGGCGGAGCCTTGTCTTTGCTTTACTATAAAGAAAATCGTCGGGCCAAGCAGATCGACAACGAAAAATCCGTCGTCGAGGAGTGGCGCGGGATCGCCGAAGAGCGAAAGGCCCGTTGCGACGAACTCAAGGAATCACTCGACCGGAAGGATGCGAAGATCGACGCCCTGTACAAGGAAAATTCCGAGCTGCGCAAACGAAACGACAAACTATCCTCTGCGAATACTGCGCTGTCGATTCTCAAATGCAAGGTCCTGGGATGCGACAAGCGCCAGCCGCCGTTCGGCAAAAACGAAAACTGTGAATCGTAAATTAAGATAACTTTAATAAAAAGAATAAGAATGTGACACCGAGAGGATTAAGAAACAACAACCCGCTGAATATCGAGAAAACAAAGAGTGGCAATCCCTGGCAAGGAGAGATTGTACCGTCGAAGGACAGTCGTTTCGCGCAGTTCACGACAATGGCCTACGGGTATCGGGCTGCATTCAAACTGCTGAACAATTACCAGCGCAACTATGGGCTGGACACCATCCGGAAGATGATCGGCCGCTGGGCGCCCAGTAACGAGAACCACACGGACGCCTATGTCCGGACCGTGGCCGAGCGTTCGGGTGTACCCGTCGATAGCCGGATCACCGCGACCAACCGGGATGTGATGGTTCCCGTAGTTGCGGCAATGTCGTTCGTGGAAAATGGCGTGGAAGCCAAAATGTCCGACGTACAGTCAGGATGGGATTTATTCATCAAGGGATGAAACCTCTGATTTCGTACCTGCTCGCCGCGCTTGTCGCCGGGGCGCTGCTTTTCGGCTGGGGGTACCGCCGGGGCGCGGCCTCGGTGGGAATCCGGTCGGAAGTGCGTATCGATACCGTGTTCTATGAACGGCCAAGAATATTCGGTTTTTCCGAACAATCGGTGCGTGTCAGTGTTCCCAAGCTGCTGTTTGCTCCCGCGGATACGGTAGTGTGTGTTGTCGAGGCTGTGAACGGCACCGACAGCGTACAGATGGAGATTCCGGTGCGCACACTCGAATACCGGGATTCTACCTACTATGCCCGGGTGTCGGGCCCGGTTATCGGAACCCTCACGCCCCGGCTGGACTGGATCGAGACCTACAACCGGACCATTACCCAACCTTCTACAAAACGCAGCAGGTTCGCTGTGACGGCCGGGGTAGGCGTTGGATACACGCCCCAAGGTTTTCAGCCTATGGCCGGAGTGCAGGTCGGAATCGTACTGTGGAGTTGGTAAAGATATAAAGAAAAGTCGCCTATGTAATAATATAAGCCCATGCGATTGGGGAATGAGCATAAAAAGTCCCCAACGCTCCTCTCCATTATACCACTAATGTGTGCCATACGCACCGAGCATTGAGGACTATTCCTTAATTCGGGCGTATGGCTTTTTACATTAGTGGTATGTCAAATTTAAACTAAATATTTGATATGGAGATACGTAAAACCGAGATTTTTGCAAAAATACTTGATATTGTTGCAAATGAAACGGAATTGACATCCGAGCAAATCCTTTCGTGTTGTCGCACGGCCGAAACGGTTGATGCCCGTTACATGCTCGCTCATCTATTGCGGCGCGAGGGTATATACATCAGCGAGATCGCCCGCATGATGCATTTCTCTCGCCGAGGGGTCGAAAAAATGCTATCTCAATTCGACGACCGTCTTGCTCAAAGCGGGCCTTTATTCCAAATAACATTAAAACGTATTGCGAACAAATTGCGCATATGCTTCGAATCATCTCGTTGACTACCCCAACGAACCGGGCCACCTTTGCATTGTAGCTATCGGGATAGTCTGCCCCGCGTGCAGACATAGTTATCAATGTAAAACTCAAACATTATGGGTTCGGACAAAACTTATATTTTCGACGGCGGCACCTCCGGGGGCGGCCTCGACATTGCGGCCCTCGTTTCCTCAATGATGGGGAACAAAGGGATGGATCCAAATCTGGTTGCGGCTCTGATGAACGGCAACAATAACCGAGGCGCCTGGGGCGGCGACGGCTGTTGGTGGATATGGATTATCCTGCTGTTTTTCTGCTGGGGCGGGAACGGATTCGGAGGATTCGGCAACAATGGCGCGAACGGCCTTCCGGCACAGCTCAACGGCGACGCCGGGCGCGAACTGCTGATGAACGCCATCCAGGGCAACGGCACAGCTATCAACCAACTGGCGGCATCGCTCAACTGCTCGACGCAGCAGATTCAATCGACGCTGTGCAGCATCGAAGGCAAACTCGGGATGTCGGGCCAGCAAATCATCAACGCTGTGCAGTCGATGGGATGCCAGATCGGCAATCAGATCGCCGAATGCTGCTGCAACGTTCGTCAGGACATCGTCAAGATGGGCTACGAAAATCAGCTCGCGACGATTAACCAGACCAATACGTTGCAATCTTCGGCAAGCACGCAGTTCAACATCCTCGGCGCCAAGATCGACGCGCAGACACAGATCATCAACGACCGATTCTGCCAGCTCGAAATGCGCGAAATGCAGAACAAGATCGACACGCTCCGCCAGGAAAACAGCAACCTTGCTTTGGCCGCTTCGCAGCAGGCTCAAACGGCTAACATCGTAAGCCAGCTGCGTCCGCCCTGCCCGGTTCCTGCATACATCGTGCAGAATCCGAATTGTTGCAATACGCCCACCGTGGCCGTAGCGGCAACTCCCGCGTGTGCAAGCACTTTATTTTAGCAAAGAAAGGAGGCAAACATGTATCCTTTCCAAGCAGATATAAAGGTCGTCTTACCGCAAGGAGCACTCGTGCCTCGCATTGACATCGGAGGTATATACACGCTCGCAACGACAGGCAAGGCCTCCGCAGGGGCCCAAACCATAGATTATGGTTTCAACCCATGCGCATGGAGGTTATTGCCCAACGAAGGCATTCTTCTCTGGAAGGTTCGCCATCCGGTTACAACGGAGGAGAGCGCATATGCCGTGAATGTCGTTATCCCGACCTCCGGGCCGGCAAGAAGTACGGTAACGTCACCCAATACGATCACCGGAACGTCCAAAGTTCCGGTAGTCGACAACAAGGGAACGCAGACCATCGGCAGCGACATCACGAATCCGACGGCAGGCGGCGAAGCGAGTGCCTACACGGAGCACCTGGTATACTTCAACAAATGCGCCGGAACATTTCGGCTACTGGGAGTGAAATCTACGGCAGGAACCGCGGAAGCGACCAGCGAAGCAACGCAGGCAGCGGCAAAATCAAAGTAAAACCGAAAGAACGGGGAGGAGATCCACTCTCCCCGACTTTCACAATCATTAACCAAAGATGTTTCAGAACTTGAAGAAAGGCTCTTTAGTCTACGTTTTCGACAACAGGGAGAAACCGAAGTATTACACCGCAGTAGTCAAAGATGTTTCGGCGCCTTATTTCCCGCCTCCCAAACAAGGGCAATTCACGCCGACGCAGCAGTTTATCAACATTACAATCGACGGCAACGAGCCGTGGGGTGTTCCTATGTTGGCAGACATAGTATCGAAAGACGGCCTTACTGTATCGACTTCGCGTGAAGGGCTAAAACCCACAATCACCGAGGCACAGCAGTTCAGCCGCGATATTGTCGAGTCTTATGACCGACATAAGGCCAACCTCGAAATGTATGACGAGATACTGCTGCAACTCGACCCCGAGGCCGCCCGCACCAAAGAGTTGGAAGCCGAGAACCGGGAGTTGCGAAATTTGCTCGCCGGCATCAATGAACGACTGAGTAAGATTCCGACGACGGAAGAATTGAGGAGCCTTACCAAGGCTGAAACACCTGCAAAAACAAAGTGACTATGGGTTGGAGAATCATAGGCGAAGGCCGTGGCGGTTTTGACGGCGGCCACGAGGAGGAGATGGAGCGGGAGCTCGAGCGCGCATATCGGAAGGGGCGCGAGGATGAGCGCCGTGAAAGTCGTGAAGGCTACGGAGAGCGCGGCGGGTACGGGCGCGGAGGCTACGGCGAGCGCGACGAGTATGACCGCGATGGGTATGATGACGATGACGGATACGGCGAACGCCGTGGGGTCAAAGGCACGGGACGTTATTCCCGCTATCGCAGGCGCTAAACCGGCGAGAGGGGCCGATGCGCCCCTCTCCTTTTTAAATTGTAAACTATGGACAGATTAGATGCATACGAGAGATTTCCGGAAGGTTTCCGGGCGTATCTCGAAAACTACGGATGGCATTTTTCCAAGAAGATGTGCGAGTTCGCGGTATCCCGCATGAAGGATCGCAACGGCAAGAAGATCGAACCATACACCAAAGAAAAAGTAGATGCTCTGCTCAAGCAGTATGGCGTCGAACTCAAAAACGACAAAGGCTACGATTGCGTGTATGTCTGCAATATGGCAATATCGGACTATTTCGGATCGTCAATACCCAACCAACAGTACTTGGCGATGTTCGTCAAAGACTATATCGACGACGAAGACGGCTATCCGGGATTGCCGTTCACGCGATACTATGCCGACACTATCGGCTCGGGGATTCCCATCATGTGGGAAGAAATGATGTAAGCAATGAAGAACATTGCTTCAATAGTCCGCAATTTGCCGACCGACAAGTATCAGGAGCTTGCCGGTGCCGTGAATGATGTACTGGAAAATAAGCGCTTCAACAGGGCGCAACGGCGAAAGCTGGCCCGCAGTTGGCGCAAATACGGAAAAAGAGAAGACGACCGATGAAGATTAGGGATTTGGGTATTCGTAAATATGGATGGAGGTTGCGCATCTACTATGCCGTGACCTGCTATCATGCGGCTGAAATACTCGAATCCCTTAACGAGATTGGATGCCCAGCCGAACTTATGCAACTAATTCAGGGGAATTTGGAAAAGTGTGATATGGACACCGGATTCACTTACTCAAACAAGGATCGCCGGGAAAGTGTTATTGTAATCGGATTGCACTCCTCGCCTCCTGAATTCATAAACTCCTTCGAGCACGAGCTCCGTCACCTTGTCGATGACATCGCCCATACATACGGCCTTGAAATGGCCGGCGAGGACGTAGCCTATCTGACCGGGGATGTGAACTCGGAGCTCTGGGAGGATATTCATTATTTCACTTGTTGTAAATGCCATGAACGAGAACATTAAATATTGGCTGTCGCAGCTCGAAATAAGCGAGTGCTCGGCACCGCTGTTCGCCCTTGTGATCGCGAGGCTAATGGAAGCGATATGATCACTCCAAGAGTTTGACCAGATCAACTTTCATATCCTCGTCGATGTCCCGATAGCGGGCGAATGCCTTGCTACCCTCTTTATGGCCCGACAACGCGCCGACAAGATTGGGGTCCTTGACTTGTTTGTATAGGTTGCCTATGAAAGTGCGTCGCGCCAAGTGGGACGATGCGACCTCCCAAATAGGTCGTTGCTCCGGCTCTCGGGTAAGCTGATTCAGGATCGTTACTTTCCGTTTCAATCCAGCGGCAAGGAAAATCTGTTTAATCGCTTTGTTGTACTGCTGTTCTGCGATAAGTGGCAGAAGAGACGGACCCTCATAACGGGCATAACGGTCCAGTATTTCGCGAGCAATGGAATTGAGAGGAACCCTGACTGTTATAGGGCGCCCGTCCTTTGTTTTGCGAGGAATATATTCAATAGCTCCGCGAATTAGATTATCTTTCGTCAATGCATATAAGTCACCAACCCGACATCCGATCAAGCATTGGAATACGAAGATGTCTCGTTGAATGGATAGCCGGGGATGTCGAGAAAGATTCGTGTGAAATATTTTATTCCGCTCATCTATAGAAATATAGTAAGGGGTCCCATAAACGCAGTCTTCAATAGCATATTTCTTAAAAGGGTTGTTCGTTGTCTTATCATTATCTACCGCCCATATAAATATAGTCCTCAGCTTCTTCATCATACCGCTGATCGTGTTCGATCCTCGCGGGATCGGCTTACGGGATTCAGGAACCTGCTTGTATATTTGAGGATTGGCAGTAGCGATAACATGCTCGTTGCGCAGATAATTGTCGATAACATACAAGTCGTCCAATGACAAAGTGTCAATATCCAAGATATATCCGGGTTCTTTGATCTGTCTCCACAGCTCATATCTTTTCAATATTCGGAACAAAACCCTAAAATTGGCCTGTCGAACCTGCGATAGCTTGCGCTTCTGAATAAATTCGTCACAAATATCGAAGAATCCGGGTTTTAGCAAGTGAAACTTTTCAGGGTGCAGGCGTTTGTCCACTTCGATACGGAATGTCTCGGATAATACATTCTCTTTGTCGGGAAGCGAAGTATATACATCCAATAAAAGATTTTTCCATTTTGCAACATCGGCGTTGAACTCTCCCCTTGCGATAGTATCATAAATCACTTTCGATTTAATTTCTTGCCGTTTCGGGTCCCAATGTGCCGGATTTATTTCTAAATTTGACGTGTAAAAAAGTTGAACGTACCTGCCGTCCCGAATTCGGAACCGGACTTTGCACTTGGCACCTTTTTTTGAGGTGCGAACGAAAGCGGAGATAGTAGCCATCGGGATAGTATTTAAGTGGTGGTGCAAGTTTAGTTTTTTTGCACCACACAACCAAATACAAATGTCCTTATTTGTCCGGAGTTGTCACAAATAAAACCACGTAAAACACGGAGGCTCAAATATAAAAGCAAAATAGACAACAAGATACAAATGCGCCGACGGACAGCAATGTGGCCGCGGTGGGGCTACAACACAAAAAGCTAATACTCACAAATACAGAGTATTAGCTTTTATATTTTAACCTCAATGCACCACATTTGCACCATTCGTCATTTTTTAACAGGCTCTCCTCCATTCATGAGCCGAAGAACATCCCGGTATCTCCACTTGTTAACGCCGCCAATCCGAACTGATTTAAGATAACCTTCTTCATCCCATCGACGCAGGTTTCGTGGCGTGGTCGACAAAAGGGTCGCCACCTCGTCGGCATTGAGCATACGATCCATCAGCAAAGATTCCTTCTCCTTCCTGGCGTCATCCATAGTTTGCTTATGGAAAGCAAGCAAGTCTTTGCCTGAAACAACAAACAATCCCTTCCCTTCTTTGAGTGCTTGCAATAATATATCCTCCATACCTATATTAAAATAAAGGCAGCTCTTGCTGCCATCCGTCAATGTGTTCCCGTAAAATCCGTTTGAAGGCCCGCCATAAATGCGGCAAAGACCTATGTTTCTTGAAATGATATTTAAAATCGTGGTCGTATTTGACCCCGAGTTTCCGATCCGTGTCTACAATAAGTTGCATCAACTTTCCCTTCGAATAGCTTATATAAACCCCTGAATCGTCCCGCTGGCCGCCTCTGCGTTTTTTTTTATGCTCACCCATTGTTTCCCCGAATTAATCATTACCTTTACGTTGTCGGCGTTAGGGGTGATCTTTCGGGATTGCCTCTTTTTTATTTCGTCTCCGTTTTCTCCAGTTCTTCGATCAGGGCGTCGGCGAATGCGCAAGCCTTATCTGCAACCCCATCTTCGGCGATAGAGGCATCCATATCCAATGCAGACACAATCCCTTGCATTGCCTGCCCGGCATACACCCGCCGCCAGTACTCGCGGTCAGTATTTAAGTTTTGCTTAATAGTTGGATCGACCATTTCGCGCTTATCCTCGATATGGTTCCCATACTCTCCCCGCTCCAGCTTCTCCAGATAGTCGTCGTCTCGCATCATAAGGTCGGAAGCGTCTTTGAAATCTTCAATGATTTCACCTCGTTCTGTATGTGAGGCGCTTTGCTCCCAATCGCCCATATCAATTAAGGCCAATATGGGCTTCCTACCGCACCCTTTGTAGCCAAATGCGATAATTCGCGCATTCCTCCCATCCCTCGTACACACCGCCGCTCCTCGCTTGGCAGCCTCCAAATCGAAATTCTTCATGGTTTATTCAGTTTTAAGTTTCTCATAGCGATTTCCGCATCCACACAGAAGACGGGTCACCACAATCGGCATAATCTTCATACCCCCGGAGTTTATACCAATCGTGCATCCATGCTGACCTATCGGTCCATAAAACGCATGAATCATAGCCTAACACGCGAGCAATATTCTCCAGCGTGGTCAATAGTTCATTTCCATAGCCTTTTCGTCGCTTACGACGGTCTACCTTTACGTTCTTGAACACGGCGACGGATTGTCCTCTATGGCTGTATATGTCCGCTTTGCTGCATCCGTGTAGGGTTACGTGCAATTTCAAGTCAAGCATGTTCTCATTCTTTTACAAATTTCACATTCTCATCCGCCCCGATGATCCCCCGGCGGCGCAGGCGCTTGATGAAGTTCTTCATGTTCAACGCCTGTTCATAGTAGCAATCCTTTTCGACCTTCACGTCCGATTTGACATGGCGGATAACCGTATTCGTATCAGGATCGTATTGGTGTATTATCTCGGTTCGCATTTCGGCTTTCGAAGCCTCCCGCGTAGTCGCATTGAACCTGTAAAGGGTGTGACCGGGGACCTTCGTCAAACGACCGATCAGTTTGTATTCGTTCTGTTTCTTCTCGACGGCTTCGATCTGCGCCTTGCAAATCTTCTCGTTCGTGAGGCCGTCATGTGGGGTTAGAATATCCATAGCTCTATTCGTGAATCTCCCGCCAGCCTTGTATCCCACTAACATCAGTATGAAATCTCCCTGTCACCCCATCAAACCACCACGAGTCATTATAAGCCCTATAAAAACCGACCCACACCTTACCCCTCACATCCTTAAGAAGCAACGTATAATCTTCGTCGGAATTTGACACAACCGGAACCTCCTCTTTCGGGTCGTGCCAACGGGTCAACTCCTCACGCTCATCTTCGGCCCCTTGACAATACGCTGCAAAGGCCGCATCGGCTCGTTCGCCTTTCAAGTCATGCGCATCTCGTCGGTATTGGTGCGCGTATTCTTGTGCTCTTTTCTCAAGCGTTCCCATGTTTCAAGTTCTTTAAAGTCTTTCAAACTGTTTAAAGTTTTTTCGAGATTTTGCGAGAATCTCGCTATTTCACCAAATCCACTTCTTATCGCCGAAACACTTTCGAATAACGTTATCTCTGTCATCATCGGACGACATCCTCCATTTATATCTGTCGCAAATGATATTCCCGACATATTCTCCCGTATTCTTATAAACCGACACAACTATATCGTTGCTGCCAGCTAAAGGTTCTGTAATATAGTAAGCCATCTCATTGCTATTTTACAAGTTCTAATTCGTAAACCACGACCCACGGATTAAGGCCCCAAGTTCCGCAGCCGTAAACCTTGTCGATCAGCGCGGCGAAAGCCTCACGGTGATTGTCGAAATAGAAGGCTGCTTCCCGGCTCACATCCTCGAAATAAAACTTGCAAATCTTGGGAATGTACCGAATACCTTCACGAATACAGTCTGCATCCGAAATATCCTGAAACCACTTGCACTTGATTCCGGTGATGCGGATTCGGTGAGGCATAAGCTCTGCTTTGGTGAGCATCTTGTTATTCCACCCTGCAAGCTCCTGCACACTTTCGATGGATATTTTATGCGCTTTGGCCACCTGGAGCAGAAACGTATCGACATCCGGATGACCGGCGGCAATCGTCGAATAGCTCTGTGCCACGGCCACGACTTCGCCAACCTTATAGCGGGTATACTTCGAGTGCCTGACATCAATAAAATCCCCGTATTCGTTTTCATAAACCAAGGTGTCGCCCCTCGTGTCCCACGTAAGTCCGAAGAACTCATCAGGAATCAACCGTCGCGTCATGGTCTTTCGGCCCTCGATAACCGCCTGCGTCAAGCCGTAACGGTCGTTAAACATTATCTTTTTCATGGCTTACATTGATATTAATTGTACCACTTCGGTTTTGGGAATCTTGGGGTGAAGGTTATTTCATTCACTTCTTCGCATTCGATCATATAAGCCTCCGGCCATAAATCATTTATTTGCTCGGCATTTTCGGCATAGGCGACAATAACGAAAGAGTCGACGCTTTCGCCCGTACACCAATACGGATACTTGATTGGCCATTTAACTGGCCGATAATCGTTACCGCAATCTTTGAATTTGATATAGAATCTTGCTCGTATCATTTCTCCCTCTTTTTGAAATGTTCAATAATCTCCTCGACCGTGGCCTTGTGAAAAACACTCGAAAAAAATGTCGTATGGTCCATCGTGTCACGTTTGATCACCCAATCTCCCTGTCTAAGATCGTACCAATACGGAACGTCGCAGACATACCATTGGTTCAAATCGTTCTCGTCGTTCATCGCCGCCAACGCCTTGAACAGCTCGATGTTTTCGCCACAGTCAATAAATGCTGGTGATTTGGGTGCCTTAGCCCAAATACCAACATAACCATCCAAATCAGGATCGTAAGGTTCCGTAACTATTACCCAGTCTTTATGATAATCGCTTGATGTGACGGCAGGAGATACATACCGGCCTATACTCGACAGCCACACAGCCAATTCTTTCCGCTTCTCCGCATCCTTGACGCGGACAAAGCACGGGGTGGTGAATTTCATCCTATTCTTGTCGTTTTAGATTGTTTGTCCTGTTGATCTCCGCGGCAATAGCCTCGACGGTCTTGCCCCGGCCTCGGCCATTGCGGCGCACACGTTCTATTTTCTGGAACCGCCGAATAACTCCAGTAGGTTGAAGGTATTCGTCAAGACCCGAATAGGCGACAACCTCATTGAGCCATTCCCTAACGTCGAACCCATCCGGCGGTCCTTGCCAAATACCATCAATCAAAAAGTTTTTCATTCCTCGTTCAGTTTTTGGATGAATTCATTTAAATCTGCGCACTGCGTTTGATCGCATTTTCTGTCGGCCCCCAAGCAACCGTCCTGATATTTGCAAGACGACTTGAACGCCTCTATCGCTTTCTCCCGCATCCGCTCCTCGGCCTCCTGCTCGGCGATTTCGGCAATCTCTTTGAAGAGACGACAATATTCCGCAGTTTCATCGACCTGATAAGGCGCCGAAAAGGTTCGCCGATACCTTTCGATAGCCTCTTTTGCTTTTTGGCTTTTCTTTTTCTCTTTCCTTTTAGCTCCGCAACGCGGCGGAGAATATAGATTCTTTGTTTTGTGCGGATATATTTGTTGGCTTGTGTATAGCTCCACCCAAGCGACAATGCAAACTCGCGCAAAAACATAGGTGAATAGTGCATACGAGCCTCTTCCCGCAGTCGTTTCAGTAGGCGTGTTTTCATAACTTTTCGTACTTATTTATCGTTTCGAATATCTGCAATGCCACCTGCGGAACTATGGCGTTGCCGCATGCTTTGATGGATTCCCGGCACCACGCAGGAAAGGAGAGACCGTCCAGCTCGCCGGGAAACCCATCATTTCGATCACATACAGGGGATTCAGTCGGGAACCCGTTCCAGTTCGGTATTCGTCGCTTTGCATTGCCATTCTGGGCAATCCGCTCTTGCGTTTGACTTGGCTGGCCGGGAGACTGGAATTCGTGGCATCGTTGACCGTAGGTGTCGGCAACAGGCCCATCTTGGCCGAAAGAGCCAACGTCAGACGTTCCGCAGTTCCCGGATACAGGCTCCGATTGATACGCCCCGACCCGGCGTCTATCGCAGTCGGCGTCGGCGGCAACTCCAACGGCATGAAAACCGTCTTGCCCTTCTCGCATTGTTTCAACCCCTGCGTCTGTACGGTGGGCAACAAACCAGCATCTGTCCCTTCGGTGGGGAGCGCCGACACCGCAAGCCGGTATAATGTACGGCTGCACTTCGTATCCTGCCTCCTCCAGGTCAGAACACACCTTGTCGAGGACCATTCCTTCCGACCAATTAACAATTCCGTAAACGTTTTCGCCAACGACCCAGCGGGGTCGAACAGTCCGAATAACCCGCAGCATTTCCGGCCAGAGGTAGCGGTTGTCCTCCGTGCCCTTGCGCTTGCCCGCGAGACTGAACGGCTGGCAGGGGAAACCGCCTGTGAGCACGTCGATACGGTCTCGCCAAACGGCAAAGTCTGTTGTTCGTATGTCGCCGTATTGTTCTGCATCGGGAAAATGGTATTTGAGGATTTTTCGACAAAAAGAGTCTATCTCGCAGTTGAAGGCGTTCGTCCATCCCGCCCACTCGGCAGCCAGATCGAAACCGCCGATACCGCTGAAAAGGGAGGCGTGGGTCATGGTCAGAATAATTTTTGTTGTGCTTGATGCCATTGCAACCGCCGACGTGCTGTTGTGTAATATTCAAGGTCTTTTTCTATGATCGTCATCTCGAAGCCCATATCGTGAGCTGCGATTGCACTACTCATGCTACCGCCGTGCGTATCGAGAATCCTATCACCCGGCTTGGCATAGTTCGCAAGCAGCCATTTGTAAAGCGCGACCGGCTTCTGCGTTGGATGTATTTTCCCTGCATAGGTATTATTCAGACACACTTTTCTAATTGCTTTAGAAAATGATGTCCACGCCATTTCGCCGTCACTGAACGACAACCCTTGAGGATTCATCTTGTCCCAAAAAATGAAATGTCGGCACGGCGGGAGCGGGAAATAATTTCCGCCCCAAATTATTTGATTAGAACTCACTCTAAAAAGTTCGTCAAAATATGCGGGGGGGGGTATGTTATCATCCCATTTTATATTTTTATGACGCTTGGATTGCCCGCGCTTAATTCCCATATTTGGGTTCACTGAAATCCCATACGGTGGATCTACAATCGCCAGATCGAACTGCTTGTCCGGAAGTTCCCGAAGGATGTCCATACAGTCCGCGTTATACAACGTGATATTGCCAAATTGTTCCTTCATAGCCTTTCCCCGTTAATACTCCACAGCCGCCCGGCGGTCGATGAAGAAGTGGATACCCGGAGCGCATTCGTTCCAGCGGTCACCGTCAAAGTCGGAGACCTCGACGGTAGCGCCGACCGTATACACGAAGTTCGCATCATGGTCCGAATGAATTGTCTCGATGTCGGCTTTGGTTCCATCAGCATTCTGAATCTCCACCACATAGGCTTTGTCGCAGCGACATTTTTCGCCTCCGGCAGAGCTGCGGCGGGCATCCTCCGGGATTTGCAGCTTCACGACATAGCCCGAAGCCTTCTTCCAGCCGATAAAGCTGCCGTCGGTAGGACAGGCCATGTATGCACCTCGGGCGCCGCGCAGGTTGGCGTCGCACAGGTCGGCGCCGCACAGGTTGGCGTTGCGCAGGTCGGCGCCGCACAGGTCGGCGCCGCACAGGTCGGCGCCGCACAGGTTGGCGTTGCGCAGGTCGGCGCCGCACAGGTCGGCGCCGCACAGGTCGGCGCCGCACAGGTTGGCGTTGCGCAGGTCGGCGCCGCACAGGTC